AAGCCATAAGGCTTGTCGATAGTAGGATATGCCATTGATTACTCCAAAATAAGTTATTTGCCCTTGCCAAACGAAACCGTTGTTCTCTTTTCATTAAAGAGCGGCATACGCTCGTCGTTTAGCCTCATAAAGTTGTTATCTACAGACTGGATCTGAGCCTTGGCTTGCTGCGCGTAATAGTCATCACGCTGCCGCATCAACTCAGCCGGAGCCTTGCAGAGCAACAACCCACCGATTTCGATATTGCCCTTAAACCGGGAATTCGGATCGGCTTGCATCATCAACTTGGGCTGGTCTTCGGCCTTTACAGGCTCCCAACCTTCCCTAAATTTCGCGGATGTATTGGAGGGATCTGCTTGTCCCATAATACTGGTCCGAATCCAACGGAACACCCAACCGTCTTGTGGCTCCGGTTCAGGGAGCGTTTGAGGCGGGGTCCACATTGTTTTGCGTTGCGCGAAGTCTCGATTTTCGAGTTCACGTGCGAGTCTGCTGTCAGCCATTGTTGTTCTCCAGTTTCATTAATTCACGTGCGTACTCTTGGTTGCTTATGCCTAGTTTTTTGGCAAGGGCAACTTGAGTTTGGTTCAGGCGTACCTGACGGGGCGCAGTATTCCGCGTAACCGGAGCCACCACATTGGCTGGCTTATTTGGGCGAGCAGGCTTTTCCTGCTTCGTTTGAGGCTTTTCATCCACATCAGCATCGTCAAATGCTTCAGGGAATCTTTTCCTCATAGTGTCGTCGACTCGGCGGTAATACTCGTCAGAATTCGGGTCCACGCCGCTTCGGACTAGTTTTTCATGCAGGCCAAGTGCAAGGGCGGTCATTTCCTCGTCCTCGCCAAACCAAGTATTTCTATCTTTCCAAGCTTCGGCCTTTGGGTCGGGCTTGGGTATAGAAGGTTCTTGATTAACTTGTACCTGTTGGACAGGTTCTACTACTTCTTCAGCCTGTTGTAAAGAAGGTTTTATACGAGAGATATTCTGAAGTTTAAGTTTGGCATCTGTCAGGAGTTCCTGTGCAGAAGCGATTTTGTCTCCATCTCCTGCTTCATAAGCCTGTTTCAGGCGTTCTTTAGCCAGATTTAAATCAAAATTAGCGTATCTCTCAGCCTCTTTAACAAAAGCCTGCTCGTTATGTCCGAGCCGTTGCTTGAGTTGTTTAACCTCATTTTCACGGGTTCGGGCAAACTTAATAGCTTCTTCACGTTCACGAATGGCCTGTTCTTTTCTACGGCGCTCATCGTGATAAATCCGTTTCATCTGAGACAGGCGTTTCTGCACCTTCTCTGAATACTCATCTAGATCTTCGTTATCGATCTCCTTAACTGTACGTTTAGACAGGGGTTTACGATCCTTGTCTTCCTCGGGAGTATCGTCTTCAATCTTTACTTCAATGTCGTCGCTAACCTCTTGTTTAGCTTCAACTTTTTGTTCCTCTTCGGCTTCAGATATTTCTACCTCTTGCTCGTCAGGGAACTTATATTCGTCACGTTCAGCCATGATGTTTTACCTCACGCTCTGCGGATTCCACGGGGATCTTCGACCACCGCTTCTACCGTGTCGTCGTTAATTAGCCTAAATTCCCGACCGTGAATAACCACGCGAGTGCCGGAATAGGGGCGCGTCAGGACAAAATCCCCCTTCTTGCACCACGGGCCAGTAGGAAACCGGTCAGGGTCTTTGTAGCAAAGGTCGCCCATCTTCACGACAAAGAGTACGACCGTAGTCAGTTCTTCCGTGCGACGAGTGTCATCTGCCTTAATAATGCCTCCCTCAAACTCCTCTTCTACGTGCGGCACAGCGCACAAGATTCGGTAGCCTTTGGGTTCTGGCAGGAGTTTAGCCTTGGAAGCCTCTTCCTGTGTTTTTTCAATATCAATCGTACTCACTCTTCCTCCAAGCGTTTCGCAAGGTCTCTAATGTGGTTGCACGCGAGGTCGAGACCTTGTAATGCCCCGCAGAGTCTTTTGTATTCACCCTCGTCCAATTTGCCTTGGATCAGGGTTTCAATAATTAATGCGCGCTCTTCCTTGAGTTTTGTATCCAAGTACTCTAGAGCGTTTGAATAAGCCATTTATTACCTCTTCCGTTCTGGCATCGGTGGCGTGACCCGACGTTGTTCTGACGCCTCTTTACTCTTGGCGATATCCACGCCAAGCCGTAATCCCTCAAGCTGCTGTCTGTTGGACTCTTGCGCTTTGTGCTTCTCAATGTCCGCACCCAAGCGTGCTGCCTCAAGCTGCTGACGGCCAGAGATCTCTGCCTCTCGCAGTCGCAACTCGTCTTCCTTCGCCGCTGCATTTGCGTATATCTGCTGCTCTTTCAGGCGTATCTCTTCCGCCTGCATCTGAGCCTCCATCTGCGCCTTCATCTGCTTGGTCTGAGCCTCCATCTGCTTGATCTGGAGGTCCATCATCTGCATCTGTACAAGCGGATCTTGTGCCTGCTGTTGAGCCTGCTGCATCTGCATCTCCGCTGCATCCTTCTGGAAGAGCCGTTGTGCAGCCACCGCAGAGACCTGCGAGATCTGAACCTCCATCTCTGGAGACAACTCATACTCTTCAGTGTCATCTGCGGGTATCGGCGGCAGAGCCACACCAAGTTGTTTCTCAATCTCTCGGCGGTACTGGAACGCCAAGTGCTCCATGATGTGTGCTTGAAGTGATGCAGTAATCTGCTGTGCCATCGGGTTCTGCCCGATCAACTGAGCCATCTTCGGATCACTACCAAAGGCCATGTGCACAGCAATGTGTGCCTCGTGATCTTGATAAATAAACGCCTTGAGCGGTTTTCCCGTCATCGCGTCCATGTTCTCCGTCACCGGATCACGCGGCTTCTGATCGTCAGGCATCGGGACAAGTTTCTCTGCGTTCTTAACCCCAAGCACTTCAATCATCTGTCGGTGTAGCAGCGGGAGGTTATAAAGCTGCGGTGCTCCTTGGGCCAACTGCATCACGGCTTGGTACTGCACCACCTTCTGACTCATGGTGGCCGCGTTCGGGTCCGACACCGGGATGACATCTACGTTGTCATAGTCAGATTTCTTCGCACTCGCCTTACCAACTTCCGGCTCGTACGAATATTCTTCTGGCGTATTGTCTCGGATGATCCCAGCGAGGAGTTTGAACTCCTGCTTCATCGCGTAGTAGATGCGGGCCTGCACAGCCGACATCACTTTCAGAACTCTCTCTAGGATGGCTAGTGTGGTACCGACTGGCGCTTGGTTCGACATATCACTGATCTTGAGATCAGACACCGCAGCGAAGCGGCGTCCTTCTTCAATGATTTTGTCAAGGAGAAGAGACAGGGTTTGCGAGGGTTCCTTATAGGGCAGGGGCAGGATATTGTCCCGCACGGCCCCACTCGGTACGTCTACATCTCGCCATTCTCCGGGTGCAATCGGCGTATCATCTCCCTTAATTCGGAGTCCTCGGGATTTGAGTCCGCCGGGGAGATTTGAGAGAGTTCCCGCATCGACAAGTTGGCGAAGGAGGGACGTTGCAGCTTTACTGTGTCCCCCGATAAGGTGAATAAGTCCGAAGTAGTAAAATCCAAATCCCGGTATGTACCCATAGTGGACGAAGTGCTGTCGCTTCGTTTTGAGTTCATCTTCTTCTCTCCAATTCCTTCTGATCGCTAGGATAGTCCCTGTACCTTTCTCCAGCGTTACCACGTACGGCAACGCAATTCCTGTTTCATTATTATCGTCATCGACATCTGGATAACCTTCCAGATCAATGTTTATGTGCATCTCCAGAAGCTGAAACCGGTCGTCCATCGACGCCGAAAAGCCTTGATCCTCGGCTTTTTGCTTCTCCACCTCGTCCATTGTGCGAACCGGATCACCCAAGTCCACATCACGATAAAACCCTGCGTACTGAAGCTTGATGACTTCATTCTTCGTCTTACGCATCCGGTGCGTAACACGATCCGCCGTCTCTAGATTTGCCGCGCCATAGGGCACGATGATGTCTTCGGCTGGGATATAGACCGCAGTCTGGCGATTAAGTGACGGGTCAAAGTACACCTTCTTGAAGGCATTACCTGCCAAGGCCATGCTCAAGAGCATCCGCTCGTGCTCCGGGCGGTACTCCTTCATCACCTCAGTCAATTGATAGTTCATGTCATCCGCGACACGAATGGCAGCGTCTTTCTTCTCTGCCGTCTCCTTACCGATAATCTTCGTCTTGACCGGCCCCATTGCGGGGAAGGTTTCCATAATAGTCTCAGACTGGAACTTGACGGCCGACTCCATCAAAAGCGGGTGGAACACACCACACGCACCCGGCCACGGCTCAGTACGTTCTTCGTACCGAATACCTAGGATCTTCAGACCTTTGACGTAGGTATCCAGCCAATCTTTGCGGCTTGAGAGGTCTTGCTCGTACTGACCCAGCAACTCCATCGACAGAGACTGCAACTCGTTCTCACCAATGTACTCAGCGAGGTTGTCGTCAAAGTCTTCTGAGCGAGACTCGCCCTTCGACATCTCAACCACCATGCCGTCCTCATCGGAGGGCAATTCAATCTCAATTTCAATCGGCTCCATCTCAGCGGCAATGACCGCGATACCTTGGGGAGCCTCCATCAGACTTTTATCGACGGCCATTTAAATTCTCCTAATAAAATCCTGCCGCTTTGCGGCTTTTGAACCACTTTGTAGGTATCGGCTCATCCGTTGGGAGCCTGACAAACCCGCCCTGTCTGAACCGAAGAAGGGCCAAAGTGGTGGCGTCCACCAAGTCATCATGGGTGCCAGCGGGGAAATCATTGCACTCCTCCACCACTTCCCAAGCCCAGCGTCGGTCAGGCACCCATACAATACCTGAAGAAAAAAGGTCCGTAACCGCATTCACCCGGCTGATCTTGTCCTGCCCTTTACCGGGCGTGAACTCTCCAATCGGCACACCCATACGGCGCATCTCTTGATAAAGCGCCGCACCGTTGGATTTCTTCTCAACGATAAATGTGTCCGGGTTCCACTCCTTATACTGCTCAAGCACAAGGTTTTTTAATTCTGGAAACTCCAGCCGCTCCTTAATCGCGTTCAGGAGAATAATGTTGTAGTTCTGGGTCTGCTCATCTTTAAACACGCCCCACGTTAATAGCGCGTTGTAGTCAGACCGGTTTGTTTTCTCTTGGGCAGCGTCAAGCGACATAATAATGTGCTCACACATCGGGGGATTTTCTTTCTCCCAGACCTGCCACCACTCTCGTTTAATGAGCGCCCCTTCTTCCGAGGTCGGCTCCTGCATGTACTGGGCCTGCCAGTACCGAACGTCCATGCTGGCCTTTTTAGCCAGCAACTCATCAATACTCCAAAACTCGGGCCAGAGGGGGGCATCGTTTAAAATGGCAGGGAACTCCACCACTTCCCACTCATCTGCCCCGTCTTCCTTAATCATGTGGTCGATGATCTTGCCGGTCAGATCCTGCTTACTCCACCGGGTCATCACGACGATGATGGCACCACCCGGCATCAACCTCTGGACCGGGCCTGACTGGAACCACTCCCACGCCGGGTCGAATACGTCCGGCCTGCCTTGTTTCGCGTCTTGTTCCGAGTGAGGATCGTCAATAATAAATAAATCAGCACCGCGACCAGCGAGAGCGCCGCCAACTCCAATCGCGAAGTACTCTCCATTAAAGTTGGTTCCCCAACGAGAGGCTGACTTACTGTCTGCTTGAAGTTCCACGTTTGAAAAGATGTCACGGTACAGATCACTCCCCACTAAATTTCTGACACGCCTACCAAAATTGACCGCCAAATCAGCGGTGTGTGAGGCCATAATCACCTTTTTATGCGGGAATTTCCCTAGAAACCACGCCGGAGCGAGGTAACTGATCATCTCCGACTTGCCATGACGCGGAGCGATGTTGACGATGACTCTTTTCTTTCTGCCTTCGGTTATGTCTTCAAAGATTTTGGCAAGTTTGCGATGATGTGGGCCTACTTTATAGCCGGGATATACGTGATGGATGAAATCTAAGAAGGAATCTTTGCCCAGACGCTGCGTCATCCGGTTCTGGTACGTCTTTAATAGCTCGGCAACGCGCCGTTTCTCTTTATCGGGCAGCGTCGGTAAGGCTAGACGCAGTTTTTTAATATTTTCTTGGGTTATCTGCACGATTTTAGTCGTTAATGAGAGATTTTAGACCCTGTGACTCTGGCCCCCACAGTCCGATGGGGCAACGCTGGTTAGAGAGGCGTGCTTTAGCCTGAATAATGCAGCCGCAACGCTTACAAATCCCCATTTTGTTGTGCTCACAGCCGTCGCAGTGGCTCAACCGCTCTTCTACGGTAAATTTTCTAGCCGTTAGCGACATTTTCTGCCCTGTTCGGCTCATCTAAAACCTTATATTCAATGCCTTCCAGCACGTTTAGCAGTTCTTTCTCGACCTCTTCAATCGGCTTAATGATGTGCGTGACCTCACTACGCTTCTTAAAGGCATCCACACCCTCCACTTCGCCCAGTTTAGACAGGGCTTGGATGCGGGTTTTGCTGCTATCGGCGTGTTCTACCTCGTAAACCAGCTTATTTACCACATACAACTTCAACTCAGACAGGTCATCCACGATCATGCAGTTGCTTTGGGCAACTAGACCAGCAAGGTAGGCAAGGGTTTCATTCGGGTACTTACTGTAATCGACCCGATTCTTTGGATTGGCAAGGTGCGCGGTAGCAATTTCCTTCGCTACAGCAATGTCTTCTTCGTCAGGGCACAGCGGGGTGCCGGTTAAATCCGAGATGAGCTTAATAGTTCTCGCCCGCATTTCGATCTCAGCCTCGGGGCTGAGTTCGGGCAAGGCTTCCACCGCGTTCGCGGGAAGCGGAATGTTCTCATCTATCTCAGGTATTAGGATCTCTTGCATTGCTTTAACGTACTAAGTTCCCTTCAGTTACATCACCACACAATATATATGAAGTAAAACAGTATGGAACCAAAAACACAACCGGGGGGGTTTTATAGGCGAGGGGGTGGAGTCAGCGTTGTATAGAAATGTAAATAATGATGAGGGGAGGGGGTCGTCGCGCTAGCCGGCTAACGCGAATTGATAGCGTGGTATAGAACGTAATTGATGATGCGGATAGAGGTGGCTTTCCAAAGCCGGCTTTTGAAATGAGTGGTGTCGTTTATGAAAGTTTAAGTGTAGAGGGGTGATAGGGGGACCTTCTTGTAGAGCAGGGGGGTCGGGTACGGGTGGGGTCTTGGTCTGGCCGATTCCGTTCGGCTGAGCCGGGCCGGGTAGCGTATTAATTAATACGGTGGCGAAAATACCACTAAATATTTTAAAAAATCACGGAACTACTGCGAACCCGCTTGGTCTAATTAAGTGAACCGGGCAGCAATATCGCTAACTACCCCCGGTTCGATAGGGTAGCAAAATGATCACCAATCTAGTTCTAGTTGATAGCCTCGACAATCTCCGCACGGTCGCCAAAGGCGGCGTGACTCAGGCTCAGGCTTTCGCCAATCTTCGCGCCGATATCCCCAAACTCTTTCCTGAGCATCCAACCACAGCCGAGATCAAGGCTGTTACCGATACCGATGATTGGAAAGAGTTTAGCGGTTCGGCCCGGCGTATCTTTGCCGAGGCTTACTTCGACGCACCTCGCGAGATTGACGGGGAGATCGAAGACTTGTCGGGGTTCGACGTTAGTATCTGGTCAGCCGATAAGAAAACTGCAAAGGCTTTCGGGCCGCTCGAAACCCTGATTCGCAAAGCCGCGCAGACTTATGTCCGGATTGCGTACCGTCAGAATGTGACAATGCTGATCCCGGAGGCTATCGACGCCGAGGTCGAAGAAAAGGTCGAAAAGGATCCGGATCCTACCGCAATCCTTGCGCTGGTTGACGCGGCTTTCTGCACTTTGACTGAGCGCGGCCAATTCGACAAGGCTCTGGTGCTGCTGAACGGTCTGGATGCTCTGGTCAAATCGGTACGCAATCCCGTCACCGAGGGCCGCGTAGTCCCCCGCAAGGCCTAATCGGTCAGCGTATTACTTAATACGCTACGCCCACCCTGCCCCGGCGCAAGCCGGGGCGGGGTTTTGTCGTTCCCGGCTCGGCTCGGCTCGGCTCGGCTCAGTCTCGCTCCGCGAGACCAGTTCTGGTGA